GGCAGCTGCAGCAGCAAAGGAAGAAAGAAAGAAAGCAGCACAGGCAAGAATTGCAGCAGCAAAAAGTGGTGGAGAAACACCAAAACCAAAAGCAAAAGATTTAGCAAAAAGTGCATCAAAACTCTTAAGTAAAACTAAACCTGCCGAAGTAGATAAGAGACCTGAAGGTCAACCAAAGAGAGCAGTTGTTGGTATGTCAAGAGAAAAAAGAAAGGATATTACTAGAAGAGGAAGTAGAAAACTTAGAGATTTAGTAATACAACATAGAGCAGAAAAGCAAGGAGTTGATCCATCCAAAATTAAACTCACACCAGACTACGATATAAAGTAAACTCTGGGGCCTTTAAAGTGTCCCTATAGTATGAGCACTACCCAAATGACCTTCACTATCACTGACCAACCCGTAATCATCGGCGGCATTGAACACCTAGTTACTGCTGTGAATGGTTTTGATCGCGTTCAAATCAATAACAAACTGCACGACATTGGCGATGCAATTATGAATCTCAAGATGGAGCAAGATCGCCTCGTTCAGATGCGCGATATGATTGATCGTGAGTGCGAGATGAAGGAAATGAATACTCTCTTTGATGATATGTTTGGTGGTTGATATACTCCACCAGCACCCTCTACAATCGCCTGTAACACCATGAAAACTGTGAATTTACCTCTCACTACCCTTGAAACTCTAATTGAGGGTCTTGAAAGTGCTGTGAATGTGTGCTATACTGCACCAAAGAATGAAGCAGAAGGTTATCCTTATGCAGCAGGATATTCTCGTGCTGCTATGCAACAAACCATCAAAACACTTGAAGCACTAAAAACACAAGCAAACTGATTATGGCAACTTGGAGAGCAGAATGTTGGTTGGGTTCCAGTGCGGGACGCCAAACACTTGAAGTGCAAGCAAACACATCTATTGGTGCAAAGGAACAACTGCAACGGGTTTATGGTGCAGAACAGATAAGCAACATAAGAGAAGTTTCTAATCATTCCATTGGATTATCTGGTGGAGATACTGATGCAAAGATATGGCTAATTGCTGTTGTTGGTGTTCTCTATTTGCTTGTAACATATTGGTATGTTGCTATTCCTGTTAGTGTTATTCTTGGTATTCTCATCTATATGGGAAGGAACGAAGGTTAGAATACCCTGGGGCCTTCAAAGTGTCATAGTAATGTAAGAACAAACAAATGCAAATCCAACTTCGCCCTCACCAAGTTCGTGGCACTGATGCTATGCAACAGCACAGCAAAGGTCAAATCATTGTTCCTACCGGTGGCGGTAAGACTCTCAAGATGATCTACGATTGTCTGCGTCAGTTGCAGTCTGAAACTCCACAGACTATTGTTGTTGTTGCTCCCCGTATTCTGCTTGCAGAGCAACTGTCAAGTGAGTTCCTTGAGTTTATCACCAATGCTGCTGTATTTCATATACACAGTGGAGAAACTCATCACGAATCTTCTACTCGCATCAGTGACATTCAGCAGTGGGTCAGTGACAATCAAGGACACAAACTGATTGTTACTACCTACAACTCTTTGCAGCGTCTGGTTGATGCCGAGGTTGACGTAGATACGATCTACTTTGATGAGGCACATAACAGCGTCAAACGTAATTTTTTTCCTGCAACGGAGCATTATGCTGCCAATGCAAATCGTTGCTACTTCTTTACTGCGACTCCCAAACATTCACTTGCTATGGGTAAACCAGGAATGAATGATGCTGCTGTTTACGGTCAGGTTATCTGCAAAGTTCCTGCTCCTGAGTTGATTGCTGGTGGGTACATTGTGCCCCCCAAGGTTATCGTCAAGCAACTGGAAATGGTGACAGGTAAGCAGACCAACTTTGACCGGGATGCAGAGAATATGCTTGGCACGATTGATGACAATGAAGTGGGTAAGATTCTGATTTGTGCCAAGAGCACCAAGCAGATTGTGTCTCTGGTATCAGAAACTGACTTCTGCTCTGAGTTAGAATCCCGTGGTTATTCTTGGATGTTCATTACTGCCAAGACCGGTGCAGTGATTGATGGTCAGAAGGTCAATCGTGAGGTATTCTTTGACACCCTAAGTGCCTGGGGCAAGGATAACTCTAAGAAGTTCGTTGTGTTACATCACAGCATTCTATCTGAGGGCATCAATGTATCAGGATTGGAAGCTGTCTTGTTTATGCGGAATATGGACTTTATTGCCATTTCACAGACTATCGGACGGGTGATTCGTTTGCATCACGATGATGCCACTAAGTTACGCTCTGGTGCTATTCAACCTGGTGCTCTGGATTCCTATACCAAATCGTTTGGTCTTGTGTGTATTCCAGTGTACTCTAAGGTAGGTATTGCTACTGCCCGATCAGTTCAGACAGTTGTTGATACTATCTTTGAGAAAGGGGAAGCAGCAATCAGCACGGTGACCCGGTAAATCTCATCTGAGACACAGTGAGAACCCAGTGCTGGACTGGGTTCAAAACCTGATTTTTTAACGATTCTACTGTAAGGGTGTCATAGGTCATCCACCACAAATAGAATCACCAATTTTTTGGAAAGTGTACTGAATGGGGCTTGACATCCCCACCCAAAGATGTTAAACTCAAACTGTTGTTAACCCCGCAAGTTAGGCGGTATAAACTATGAACTCAATTTTGACTGAAACTCTTGAAGGTAGGATCGCATATGCTGATCTTATCAATGCAAATGAAAACGATTTTTCCTATTCCTTTAAGGGAGGAGTAGGTGTAATTCGTGAAAAGCGTATATTCATCAAATATGATGAGATTTTCTGGGGCGAAACTGAAGACAATCCTGCCCGTAAGAAAGGTTCATCAAAGAAGAATATTAAGGGTCTTGCGACATCACGAGGATTTGGAATTGACACAACTTGTGCTCTTCCTGCTGTAAGTCCTTGCGTCGTTACTGACACAAGCGGTAAGACTTTTCTATACAAAGCAGAGAATGGCATCACCCGATATAAAGCAGACAAGCTTAATGGATATACTGTGGGAGCGTGGTTTGATGTTGTTCGGTTCGTAGAAACTGAGGCACGTTCTGCATCTTACAATCGTGAAGTGTGGTTGCAACTTGAGAATGACGGACTTCCTCAAGAATCACACTCTGTTGATGATCTTGTCGTGAGTTGCTGTACTCTAATCAAGTCTAAAGATCTACCAAAGGAAGAAAGTGCTATTCGTGATTTTGTTTACGAATCTGCACCTAATATGACAACTCAGGACAAGAATGAGGTTGTTCGTATCGTTCTGAAAGAGGAAGATGTTCCCACCAAGACTATTTCTTGGCGCGATAATGAGTGCAATGAATGGTTGGAAGAAAAGTGTCTTGATGAAATTGAAGTTGATTATTCCTTTCCGTATCATTACTTTCAGGATCGAATTTACTCTCTGATGAAGAAGTATCACGAATCTGGTACTACTGTAAGTGATCGTAAAGTTCAAACAGTCGTTCAGCACTTTGAGAACACTGGTGATTCTGAAGAAGTGATTCGCGCTAATCGTACCAATCAGAAAAAGAAATGGAATGAGTTTGCCTCTGTGATGAAGTCTATGGCACAATATATGGTTGCTAATGATTGGCAACTTCCTTTTGATAAGGATCAGTATTATCCTCAAATCAAAACTGGTGCTAATGCTGATGATCCTAATCGCATCGTATTTGACAACTGATGAATGGATTTCTGGTTAATCAAGGTGAGTATGCTGCTGTACCCTTTGGGCAGCAGCTAATGATACTACACAATGGAGAACAGTTGAGAGTATGTAAGACCGAAAGTTCGGCACGAAGATACATCAACGAGCACAAGAAAGTCAAGAGCACAGCACAGTTACCTTTGTAATGTAAACTCTGGGGCCTTCAAAGTGTCCTTATAGTAGATACCAGCATCAAATGACTCCCGAACAAAAGTTTCAACAACTGTTTGAAGAGATGTATCAACTTTGTGACCAACAAGGTTGGGGAGACCCATTCTCTTATGCACGTTCCCGTGAGATACATCTTGCTGGCATTCTTGGACATAAAGTAGCAGATACCTATTCAGGTGCTGATGCGATTGATCAAGATGGTGAGTGTGAGTATAAATCAACCATTGCCGAATCTATCAACGGCACCTATAATGGTATCAGCGTCCAAGATACTTGGGAAGATCAGGAAAAATACTTGATTGATGAGAAACTTGGCAAGTATTCCAATCACTATATTGCCCGATATAGTGGCGGTAAAGTTGTAGAAGTTTGGAAACTTTCTGGTGATGATATACTTATGGTTCTGCTTCCTAAACTCAAGAAAGACTGGAATCGTAAGATTCAAGGTAAGCACAAAGATCCCCGTCTTTCTGGTAGTCTAACTAAGAAAGAAATCTATCAATTTGGTACTCGTATTGTATGACGATTGACTCTAAAAAAGTGATGTTTTCGTCTGGTGGTGGAGATGAGGCATATACTCCCGCATATGGTGTTAGTCCGATTCTAAAATATATTCCTAAAGATGTTGTTGTCTGGTGCCCATTTGATACTGCCGAGAGTGAGTTTGTTAGGCAAATTTCAGAGCAGAATAGTGTAGTTCATTCGCATATAAGTCTGGGGCAAGATTTCTTCACTTATGAACCATTTCATTGGGATGTAATGGTATCAAACCCTCCATTTACTAACAAGAGAAAGTATTTTGAACGTGCATTAGCATTTGGCAAACCATTTGCTCTGATTATGACTAACACTTGGTTGAATGATAGTGCTCCGAAACAATTATTCAAGGACAAGGATTTGCAACTGCTAATGTTTGATAAGCGTATGAAGTTTATCAGTCCTGATGGTAGACCAAACGACAAGATTACATTCAGTAGTAGTTACTATTGTTGGAACTTTCTGCCCAAACAAATTATAATGGAAGAGTTGCAAGTGAATGAGTCAAAGGCAAAACTTCCTGTTGATTGAAACTCTGGGGCCTTCAAAGTGTTCCTATAGTATGAAGACCAAGCAAATGCAAAACAAACACCTAGAGCACCCTGAAGATGTCATTCTGACGGGTGATCTTTCTGTTCTGAATTGGTTTAGCGATCCAGATTCTACGATTAGTGTCAAGATTGATGGTGCTCCAGCTATTGTCTTCGGCACAGATCCTGAGACTGGTAGATTCTTTGTTGGCACCAAGAGTGTATTTAACAAGAAAAAGATCAAGGTAAACTATTGTGTAGAAGACATATTGCGTAATCACGGCAACACTGTTCGCGTTGCAGAGATTCTGATTGCCTGTCTTGACAATCTTCCCCGAATTGATGGTATCGTACAGGGTGACTTCATCGGTTATGGTGGGAGTGACACTTATCGCCCCAATACTATCACCTATAAGTTTCCGAATGTAGTAGATCAGGCAATTATCTTTGCTCCTCATACTTCCTATTCTGGTGCTAATCTGCGTGAGTGTGTTGCATCGTTTGGTGCAGATGTTCCTGATTGTGAGAATGTCAAATGGGTAAAACCTGCCGCATCAATCAACCCTTATCGTGAAGATATTGGTGATATGTGTAACTTCGCACGTCAGATGTCCACTCTATGTGAGTTTGTTTCTGATAGGAAGGCATTACAAATCAAGAAAGAACTCAATGCCTGCATTCGTGAGCAAAGAGATGTAGAGGAGAATGAGATTGCCGAAAAATGTGATTGTGATGTCAACCTGATACGGCTTTGGAAGTTGGTTGCATCTATCAAGCAAGATCTGTTCTGCTTCATTGATAGCGACATTGAGATCTCTTGTGAGATTGATGGTAAGATAAGCGATCACGAAGGTTATGTTCTCACCAATCAATATGGTACTCACAAGATAGTTGATCGTGAGATCTTTTCGCAGCAGAACTTTACACTGGAGAAGAGTTGGTGATAGTAACTCTGGGGCCTTCAAAGTGTCCCTATAGTATGAGAACAAACCAAATGGATCAAGTCTTTCACTATCACACAGACTGGAAAGAAGGTAAAGTCAACCAGATGTGGATTCAACAAATCACTGATAAAGAGTGTGACAATCTCTATGTTGCGATTGCATACAATCCTCACAAAGAGGTGTCAATGGTAATGTCGAAACCCCGCACATCTTACCACGAAACTCTTCAATGGGTTCGCAAATTCTGTGGTTCTTTCTCTATTCTTCCCTGAAACAAAATGACACACTACAATCCCTACGTTCAAAACCTAATTGAAATGGGTTATGATGAACAAGACTGCCGCAATGTTGCTGCGGTTGGTGAATCAAATGTAACCTATCCAAGAACAATCTATGGTCGCACATTTGCAACCGAAACCGAATATAATGATGCGGTTGCCGACTTCATCAATGGTCTCTAATGTAAACTCTGGGGCCTTCAAAGTGTCCCTATAGTATGAGCACACAAACAAAAAACAAAATGAAAGAATTTTGGATCGTTTCTTTTGTCTCCGATGCACTTAACTCTCCTGAGTATATCGGTCCTTTCTATTCCGAAGACTCTGCTAATGACTATGCCGATGATCGTAACAGTTCATTAGCACTGTCTGGCATTCCTTCCTCTGTTGCATCTTACTCTGTACAATGACTGACACACTCAAAGCATTTTATTTCACCGACGACCAAATTGACTTTCTGCATCAAATTGTGCGGGATAATGCACAATACGAAGAAGATGAAATGCGTGAATGGATGGAAGATTTTGCCAATCTAATTGAAGACCAAATCGTAAATCATCCCACCAATTCCTGAACTCAAATGAACCGCACACTTTCACAACTCAAAGAATCCGTAGATCGTCTCATTGAGCAACAAGGTCCAGACGCATCTTGTGCTGCTTACATCTTCACTAAGGAGGATGTATTTGTGGAGAATGATATTGGTGAGCAGGTCTATTTTGATGAGGAAATCACTAACAAAGTTCTCAACGATTTGGATGAGACTGATTACATTTTAGAGAAGGCATTTGATTGTATCACTGATTACATTGGTGGTTACATTGGGGAGAGTGTAAAGTAATGACTACCACTCGCAAACATCTTCGCATCACTATCACTGGTGAAAGTTTTTATGATCTTGAGGTTGCACTTGATGAAGTGAAGAAAAAGATTGAAGAGGAATACCTGTCTGGATTTGATAGCAATGAGGCAGGTAATTATAAGTTTGACATCACTGATTACATTGGGGAGATTGTAAAGTGACACTCACTGACTGGAATGAATTGTATCGCAGAACCTATGATGCCTACACCTGTGCATCATTTTGTAATGAAGAAGTAAGAGAGACCTTGGGTACATTACTTGATTCACTGATTGACATCAAACCAAAAGAAACAAAATGAACAAACAATTCCTGATTGATGCCCTGGGTGAGACATTTATTGCTCGCACCGAATACTTCACTCAACAAGATGATTCTGCCACTGTTGCAGCACTTTATTCCGAATGGATTGTTGATGGCGTAGATCCAGAGAATGGAGAGTATGAATGGATCTTTATTCCAAATCTTGTGTCCTAATGAAGTACAATGATTTCATTGCAGAGTTACTGAAACGTGGTTGTCATTTGCATCGCTCATCGGGCAAACATATCATTTATAGACATTCGCAACTGTCACGCAATTTGATAATCACCAAGGCAAAGAATGTCAGCCCTGGATTATATCATCAGTGTGACAAGTTACTGACATCTATTGGTTTCTAATGTAAACTCTGGGGC